GGCAACATCGTTTAAAATTTATTGTAAAAATGGGTATAACGGTTTATACAACAATTAGTTTTGGTGTTCCAGATGATGCCAGTACAAAAACAGCAAATGCTAAAGCAAGAACTCCTTATGATAGAATTTATATATCAGACAAGACAGCTTCAAAAGATGAAGTTTCAACTCTCAAAAAAATGATTGACTTTAGAATCTATAGGTCAAAACCAGCAGGTAAAGCACTTACATGGAATACTGCTCTTGATTTATGGCCAGAATGGAAAAAACATGCTCGTAGAGGTGAAGCATTAACTGAGAATTTTTTTGAACAAACAATAAAATGGAATACTTATCGAAGAGTTTTTGCGGCTTGGTCAGCATTGTTATCCTTTCATGGTAAGGAAGAGATTGCAACTACATTCCTAAAAATGTTGGAAGATGTAACTAAGGGAAGAGAAGGAACTTGTGTCGCAAGAGAATGGAAAAAGTTAGCAACGCATGAAGAAGTTACCACTATGTCAAACGGCCGTAGGCCACAATACTATTATCAACTTTTATGTGTCGCGGCAGATCAAATTGAAAAAGATAAAAGTGGTGACATTCAAATGGGTGTAAGTGTTTCAGATGTTAACCACGCTAGATTAGTGCAGTCAGGCAATTATCGTTTATTTCTTGAAAACCCAGACGGCATTCAAGCTACATTACTTGTTGCTGTATGAGCATACTTGCAATAATTGGAGCTCCAGCGGTTGGTAAAAGTTCTTTATTAAAATCTGTTACCTGTGAGTTTGGAGCTCCAGAACTAATAGAACCACAGAAGTTATTTCGTTGTACCAAATATAACGATATACTATGTCTTGGCCAATACAGTTCTTCTGAATTTTCAGGCACAGATTCATGGTCATATTCTGTTTTAGGCAAAGGTGTGTTTGAAAGTTTTATTGCTGAACAGGTTAAGAACTATCGTCACATTGTATTTGAAGGCGATCGCCTCACTAGTAAGGTAGAGTGGCTGACAGAAAACTACGACACTAAAGTGTTTATTCTTACTACAAGTCTAAAAGAAGAACAAGCACGACAAGACGAAAGAGGAAATTTGCAGAACAAGACTTGGATAGGGGGCAGAAAAACTCAAATGACCAATCTTCAAAATAATTTCTTTCTTCGGGAATATCTATCAATTAGAAATAATGACACCCCAGAAGACGCTCAAAACATCAAAACAGAAATAATTAAGCTTTTAACTTGACACCAATCAAGTTCTCTGTTACTATAAATAGTATAAATACTATACAAATGGAGAGGTTGATGAGTTTAAATGGTTACGTCCGGCAGTTAAAGCCACGCACAGAAAATTACATTCCACCTGTAGACAGGGTTCAAGACTTACTTGAAGCTTCTAGCGGTATTAAATATGATGATCTTTGGAAAAGAGATAATTTACAAAGATTTATTGATAAAGCTACTTCTGGAGAATTAATAGATTCTTCTAATAACAAAATTTCATCAATCAATTCTAATAACGAATTAATCAAAGTTATAAAAACTTTTGATACCCCACCAGAAGGCGAAGACCTTATTAACTTTAAAAAATTATTTAAGGATAACATAGGTTCTTTTAGTAAAATTCCCAAAGCAGAAAATGGTTTTAGTACTGCAAAATCAGGTACACCTTCTGGAGCGCAATGGGAAGCTCTAATTGCCATTGGTGTTAATAAAATTAAAAACAGAGAATGGAATACCGGCCCAGAATGGGATGAGGTGGGTAAATTTTGGGGTGAGTATGAAAACCCAAGTATGAAACTTGGTCAAGAATTTATTGATAAAATTGGCGTAACGGAATTAAAACAATTAGGAGGTTCAACTGCTCCATCAAATCCAATTTGGAAGGGAATAGATAAAACCCCAAAGACTGATATTATAGGAAAAAACAAAAAAATATCATTGAAAAAGGCTAGTGGTTCTCAATTAATGAGTGCTGGACAAGCAGAAGCAATCTCTACCTTTGAGGCTGCAATGAGTATGTATTCTATAGATTCTACAGGAAAGAAAAAAGTCGAGTCTGTTATAACTACCATTCAAGAGGATATGGGCAGAATGAGTACTAAAGGAACAATTGGTTCTGTAGAAAAATTAAGAGATAGCGGCAATAAACTTTCAAGGGGAGATGAAGCTAAAATTAAAGAGATGGAAGGTTTACAACTAAATGCAAAATCAATTACTTCTAAAATGGATAATTTGTTTAGTGACGAATTGTTTAAAAGTTATTTTTGTTGGGAGGCTGCAACTGGAACTGTAAAATTTAAACCATCACCAGATGCAGTTGCAAACGTAGTAGTTAAGTTTAATGAAACAGGAACTATTAAAGACTATTTAAATTTAGATTCTCCAAAAGTTGCTGGAAAAACTCTTGCAAAAGGTAATAATTTTTTTGTATCATTTAAAACTGGAGATGCAAATTCTCGCCCATATCTATCACTTAGGTCAAAAAATGTTAGAGCAATTAAAAAGAACATTAATGAACAAGTTACTTTAAAACAAATAATTAATGAAGAACTTGAAAAAGAAGGTATGTTGTATGAGTCTTTTCAACAATTAGATGAATTTGCAATGTGGAATAAAATAAAGTCAAAAGTTAAGAGTATTTCTTCTAAAGTAACAAATGCAATAAAACGAATATATGAAGCTGTGTTAAAAAGAATTAATGAAGCTTTTAATTATATAAAAACTCTTGGTGAAAAAATGATAAGTGGTTTGATGAACTTTTTGGGCATTAGTGTTTCTAATGTTAGGGTTTCTGGTGGTGGTAAATTTCCATTATGATGCCATTCTCACAACTCACAGAAGATAAGGGTGGAAAAAACCTTCACCTAGAACATCTAGAAGATGAAATACTCAACTATGGTGTAGACGGTGGTAGAGCTGCTCTAAACTTCCTACGTTCATTACGAGATATGCTTGCTGGTGCAAGTCGTAGTTCGGTAAATATGACAGTCAAGTGGGATGGTGCGCCTGCAATCTTCTGTGGTATAGAACCAGAGACAGGAGATTTTTTCGTTGCGAAGAAATCAGTATTTAATGTCAATCCAAAATTATACAAAACAAACGCAGAGATTGACGCTGATTTATCTGGAGCGCTCAACTCAAAATTCAAAGTCGCACTTGCAGAGTTTTCCAAGTTAGGTATCAAGGACGTTCTACAAGGTGATCTGATGTTTACTGATGATGTAGAATCAGAAACTATTGACGGCACTAAGTATTACACCTTTCAACCTAACACGATTGTTTACGCTGTGCCTACTGATTCTGCATTGGGTAAGACTATCAACAAAGCAAAAGTTGGTATCGTCTGGCACACCACATATACTGGTGCTGCGTTACAAGATATGAAGGCATCTTTTGGTGCAAACATATCTTCACTTAACAAACCAGCAACTGTATGGATGGATGATGCAACTTATAAAGATGTTGCTGGTAAGGCAACATTTACTACTACAGAAGCAGAGAAAGTTTCTGCACTACTATCATCAGTTGGAAAAACTTTTCAGAAGATTAATGCTAATGGATTAAGAAAGTTTCTGACAGTGCAAAATGGTATGACAGGTGCAGTTGCAGGAGCTTCTCTCAAAACCTATAACAACTCAAAAGTTCGTGCAGGAGAGATAATTAAAAATCCAGCTGCTCATGCAAGGGGTTATGAAAAGTGGGTTGAAATGTCAATTCAAAAACAAATTGATAAGGCAAAGTCTGATAAAGGTAAAAAGAAATATACAGACATGCAGAAAGAGTATATGCGTGAGGTGAGAAAACACACAGGGAACTTAATTCAAATTATCACTTTCCAGAACCTATTGGTTGAATCAAAAATGCAGATTGTCAAAAAACTAAATAGTGTAAAGGGTTTGACAGATACATTTGTAAAGACCAAAAATGGATTTAAGGTGACTAACCCAGAGGGTTATGTCGCTATTGATAGAGTAAGTGGTGGAGCGGTTAAACTAGTAGACCGAATGGAGTTCTCGTTTAATAACTTTACAGCTATCAAATCGTGGGATAAGTAATGAAAAAATTTAGAGATTTAACAGAAGCAAAAGAGACTATGGTTTTTACCTTTGGTCGATTCAATCCACCAACCATAGGCCACGAGAAACTTATTAAAAAGGTTGCTCAGGTTGCCGGTTCAAATCCGTATCAA